GCCTTCACCCCGGGCGGGACCGGATAGCTGAACTGCGAGGGAAGCGAGCGCAGCGTGCCGCCGTCGCCTGGATCGCGCCCCTGGATCTGGGGGTGGAAAGCGGCGCTGGGCGCGGCGGTCCATGTCGCGTCGCCTGCCACCGGATCATCCCGCCAGACGCCGTTCACGCCGATCCAGAGGCTGGCACTGGCCGGGTCCAGCACGAACATCACCACATCGCCGGCGCCAAAAGGAGCGAGCCCGGTCAGGCGCTGACTGGCGGTGCCGGTATTCGAGGACCAGAGCGAGCCGTTGCCGCGATAGCCGATCGAGCCCAGCGTGATCGGGTTGTCGCCTGCGTCAAAGTCGTCGCGCTGTTCGACGGAGACCACACCCAGATAGCCGTCGAAACTGGCCGCGCCACCGGGGGCGCAAAACACCTCCCAATAGCGCCGCCCATCCGAGGGCAGGATCGCCTTCGCTGTGGGCACCCAGCGACGGTAATCGCTGCCGCCTGAAGTGTTGATAGCGGTCTGGTTGCCATTCGAGAGCGTGTAGCCTGCGGGGGTGCGCGTGGCGTCGAGTTCCCAGGCGCCGCCGATATCGATGGGTGGGGCCGCGTCGCCGCCTTGCGCCAGGATCGCGGCGCGCAGCATCAGCAGACTCATGCAACCGCTCCCGCCAGTGCGCCCTGAATGACCCAGGCATCCGCCCCGCGCTTCACCAGCGCCGCACCGGACCACTGGCCGTCGAGGGCGACCGAGCCGCCCACAATACCGTTGAGCGACACGCCAACCGCAGCCGCGACTGTTGCCACCCCGGCACCGATTTGCGTGATGTTGACCAGCGCGCCGATCTCGAAGGCTACGCTCGCCTCTTCGGGGATCGTCACGGTCACGCTGGAAGCGCCCGTGGTTTCCAGGATGCTGCCCAGATCGATCGGTTCCAGAGTGTGCGCTGTTGCCGTGAGCGTGCGGATCGGCACGATGCCGGGGCGGGGCACCTCGACCCATGCGGTGCCGTCAAACCGCACATGCCGGGCCTCGTCGGCAATCCAAACCTGCCAGCCGGGCTGCGGGGGGAGGAGTACCCATGTCTCGCTCCCCGGCTCACCGTCCCAGAGGGCCAGAGCGCCGGCATTGGCGGGCGCACCTTCGGGCACGATGTAGATATCACTTGTATTCCCGCTTCCCGGCAGAGCCGAGCTGCGCGACAGCGCGCGGGCCTGCACCAGCACCGAGAGGGTGCGTAAATCCTCGCTGACGCTGCTGCCCCAGTTGCGTTGGCCGGGCTCGTAGAAGGCGCGCAGCCCCAGCCCCGGCATGATCCGTTCCGCCATGCTTGGTCTCGCTTGTTGTGATGAAGGTTGTTGTGGAACTCAGCTGCCCCAGAGGAACCCCCAGCCGCGATCCCAGCCAGCGGCGAAGGGGGCGGTCAGGCGGAAGGGGCGTGCGTCCCGGTCGGTCAGCCAGGTGCCATCGACCAGCCGCCGCGCCCGGACGGCGATGTCGATTTCAGCCGTGCGCTCGGGTGCGCCACTCTCCGGAACGTCCTCGGGCGACAGCATCCAGCTTGTGCCGCTGCCAACGTCGATGGTGATGCCCGGCGGCAGGATAGCCGCGCCCGTGTCGGGATCGATCCAGCGCAGCTCGAGCGCATAACCGACGCCCGGCTCCGGCCCGATGGAGCCGCCGGTGTGATCGACGATCACCGGGCTCGTCTGGGTCAGCCGGTCGCGGTGCGTCCAGGTCAGTTCAACGTCGCCCGCCACCAGCGCATCGACGTCCGGGGCGTAGCTGCCATCGATCTGAACCCGACCGGGCGGCAGGGGGCGGATGGCACGACGGTCCAGCGTCAGGCTGTCCTCGGGCGCCAGCGCAAAGGCCAAGGTGCCGCGCCCGGTTTCAGGCAGCAGCCGGATCGCCAGCGTCTCTCCAGCAGCCCATGCGTCTTCGGTAATCCGCGCCGCCTCGTCGAAGAAGATCACCGGCGTGCCCGCCACATGCGCGCGCGGCACAGAATCGAGGCATCCGCGGCCCACAGTGATAGCCGTGGACGTGATCCCGTCCACACGCACCAGTTCACCGCCGAGACTCGCCAGCGTGCCGATGCCGACTTCGCCGATATCGCGCCACCCGGTGACGGGCATAACGCGCGCCTCCGGGTGGTCCGTGATGTCCGCCGCGAGTAGGACCGTGGGCGCGAAACCGACCACGCCCTCCTGCGCGGGTCCGGTGCCGGGGTCGATCCAGAGTTCCGCCGCCAGCGCGTCGGCACTGGGGCGTTCGCCGGTGGCAACTAGCGTGCCCGCATCCGGATCCTCCGACAGGATGCGGTCGGCCTCGCTGTGGCCCAGTTCGCGGACGAGCAGCCAGTACGGAGCCTCCTCGACCATGCGCCGGGTCAGCGCCCGTGGCAGGGCGGCAACGCCGGTGCCGGTTGGCATGCGCCCGCCTGCGATGGCGGTGGCGCCCAGCGCGAATACGTCCTCGGCGAGCTTCAGCCGGATGCCGTTGTCGCGCCCGTCGCCCTGTCCGATTTCCGACAGGCGCATGACCACGTCGTTGAGGCCCAGCCGGGCCGAGCGCAGCCGGATCACATCGCCGGGCCCGAGGTCGGCCCCCTCGCGGTTGACCACGATCTCGCCCGTGAGCAGCGGCACGGAAAGCGCCCGCAGGTCGCGTTCGGCCACGCGGATTGCCAGCCCCTGGTAGCGGATGCCCGGATAATCAAGCGTGGTCGCGATCACCTCGCCCATGGCCTGCACCCGCGCCGTGTCGGTCACGCTGACCGCCCCCGTGTCGTCGGTCCAGGCATCGGTGAACCGCACCGTCACGCTGTTGACCAGATCCGACGGCGCGCGGCGCCCCAGACGGCCCCAGTCCACGACATTGGTCTCGTCAAAAAGCGGCAGGTTGCCCGCCACATAATCCGCCCGGATCAGCCGCAACTCCCACAACCCGGTGCGGCGATCGATGAAGAGCGTCGCGTCGATATGGTCAAGAACGCTGGCGATAAAGTCCTCGATCGACGAATCCTGCTGCCAGATCAGCGAGAGGCCGAAGCCTTCGGTGTAGAGCGTGTCCGCAGCGGCCGTGAAACTGGCCCCGATCTCAACCGTTGAATAACCCAGACCCCAGTCGCGGTTGGTAAGGCATTCGCGGATGATATGGGCCGGGTTCATGTCCGGCCCGTTGCCGAACGCCCCGCGCAGGGAGGCGACCAGCGCCTGCGGGTTGCCGGGCGGGATCACCGGCACCCCGTCCACAGGCGTGTTGTCGATGCGCGCGGTATAGCTCGTGTCCGCCAGCGCGATATTGAAGCCGAAGATGTCGACGGGCGGCAGGCTGGCGATGGTGGCCTCGGCCGCATCGACTGATGAGATGGGCGAGGGTTCGCCATCGGTCACGAAGATGACGATCCGTCGCTTGGATCCGCCGCCAGCAAAGAAGGTGCTGGCCTCTGCGAAGGCCGCGTTGAAGTTTGTGCCCCCCGAAGTGCTGTTCGAAAGCGCCAGCATCCAGGCCTCGAGTGCCTCGTAATCCTCGGGTTCCATGTTGCGGCGCTCGATCGATCCTGCGACGCCCGCGTTCCAGAGCACGATGCGGATGTCGTTAGGGCGGTCGGGATCGACGCTGGCACCAATCTCGCGGATCAACGCGGCCACGCCTGCCTTCTGGGCCGCCATGCGCGTGCCCGACATCGAACCCGAGACATCGAGCGTGATGTAGATCGCCGCGTCCGAGATATTGGCCTCGGGCACGATCGGGGCCTTCTCGGGATACCATTGCGCCGCCCCCGCCTCGCCGGTCAGCACGCGGGTGACCCGCACGGCCCAAGGCTTGAGGTAGGGGTTGATGCCCAGATAGACCCGTCGCAGTACCAGAGAGCAGAGCCCGCGATAGGCGGGCACATTGCCGTTCATGCGGGCGCTCAGATAGTCGTTCTGCCCCTGACCTGGCCCGCCCATCAGCACATCGACATCGCCGCGAATACCCCCCTCGCGGCTCTCGCCCCCGAAGAGGTCGGGCTTGTTGATCCGGATGCGCCCACCACCAGCGCCGGCATTGCTGGCAGCACTGGTCGCCTCGAACACATTGACCGATTGCGCGGGGAAGCTCAGGGTCTCCGGCAGCACGGTCCAGCTGGTGATCGTGAACTCCGCATCAAGGCTCACCCCTTGCAGCGTGATGGTCAGGCTGGCGCCGTTAGCGAGGCGCAAGCGATACTCCTGCCCGATGCGCACCCCTGCGAGGGTGCCGGGAAAGGTGATCGTAGCGCCGGTATCGCCTGCCAGCGCTGCGGTTGCCGCCATGCCCGCGACCGTGCCAATCCGCGTCTCCACGGCCGCGCCGCCGCCCGAAACGCCGACGCCGGTCGTGACAGACCAGGCCGTGCGGCGGTCGACGAGGATCTCGCGGATGGCATCGATCGGCCCATGGCAGAGCGCCAGATGCATCCCCAGCGAATAGCGAAAGCCGACGGTCTGCTTTTTGCTACCGCCCATGCGTGTGTTCCCGTGTCTCGGCCGCCTCGATCACGGGTTCGACCAGCGCGTCGCCGGTGGCTCGCAGTCGGTCGGCCGCGATGCCGTGTTCCAGAAACTCCTGCCAGCTGAGCCCATGCCTTCGAAACCATGGACGCACGCCCGCGAGACAATAGCGCGCGTTGCGCAAGTCCTGGATCGTCACGCGCGTCACTTCTTCCCGCCTTTCTTCCTGATCGGATCGACCTTGAGATCGCCTGCCCAGACGACATTCGGCCCGGTGATCAGCACCGTCCCGAACACCACCGGGATCGCTCGCCCTTCCTCGGCGGTGGGCAGCGAGAAATCATCAAGCCCCGCCGCCTGTGGCTTCTCGATTTTGGGGCGCGGGCTCAGCGCATAGGAAATCGCCGAGAGCACCAGCCCGAGAACGAGCCGTGCAATGAAGGTCCAGACCATGAGGGCACCTCAGACGATGGAGCCGCCGCCGAGCGGGTTCCGGCCGGGGATCTCGGGGAAGCCCCCGAAGTTCAGAAGGTTGCCGAATTTCGCGGCACAGGTGGCCGCGCGCAGATCGCAGCCGGGGGCGATGTCGACGAGGACAGGCAGAGGGTCACCGGTCTCCGGATCGATCTCTGGTGCGGCGATAGCTGCAGCCAGATCCGGCATCGGGCGCGAGAGGGTCAGCACTGCTCCGGCATGGCCGGTGATAAAGCCAAGCTGCACGCCAAAGCGCAGCACGCCACCGCGATACCAGCCATCGGGTTGCCCGGCCGCCTCGGGGATCGTCACGCTCAGGGTGTTGGCCGATATGGCCGTCACCGTGCCAGTCAGCCAATAGAGCGCGATGTCGAGGCCGCAGCCGCGACCGTAGAGCGCATGGCGGCAAAGCCGCTGATACTTCGCCCGCACACCGGCGCGGCGCAGGGTGCTGAAGATCGACTCGGCCTGCAGCAGGATGCGCTGCCCCTCGACCTCGGCGCCAACCACGCGTCCTTTCCAGTGCGCCACCGTCTCGCCCAGCACCTGCTCGTGTCCGCGGAAGATGGTCAGCGTCACGGGCGTGTTGCCCAAGGGTGCCAGGAACCGCCGCGCGAAGGGATGCGAGAGCGGCTAGGTCAGTTCCAGTCGCCCGCGCTCGATCTCGCTCGTCTGCACAACATCGCCATGGGCGACGTCGGCAGGCTCCCAGGTGATCTCCGTCCCGCCGCTCCCCGCGCTGGTCAAGGCCGCAGCCCGGCTGGTGAATCGCGAGACCTGATCGCCCTCTGCGAACTGGTAGAGGAAATAGGGTCGGCCTTCGGCGACCGAGGACTCGATGCTGGAATAGGTCATGCGGACACCTCGATGACAGGTAACGTCACCTCGCTGGTGACAGCACCATGCTGGATCTCGACACGGTCGGCATCCGCGCGCATCGCGGTCAGAAAATGCACCTTGGTTGTGAGCGGGACCGGCTCGCCGAGGTTCGAGCTGAGCGTCAGGCGATGGTCGGGCCCGTCCTCGATTGCGGCATTGATGGTCCGGAACCGCAGCGCGCCGGGCATTTCCAGCGTGATGATGGACGCCTTCAACATCGCGCAGGACCGCATCGCCCGTTCGCGCATGGCCGGCGACCCGCCGGATCTGGTCATCTCGCCGAAGGTCGGAAAGATCCGGCTATTCGACT